CCTGATAGCTTCTTCTTCATTTTTGATCCTTTACCACAAGGCAACGGGTTTCGCGATATCTTCTTTCCAACGTGACGAGCGGCTTGCCGTTTAGCTTTAGCGATGCGTGTAACGTCTGACTTGGTTTTGCCGCGATGACATTCGATGTGAGCCAAATCGAGGTTCTTACCTCGGTCATCTCCACCGAGGGCCATTGGAATAATGTGTTCCACTTCCCAATCTTGCCCAGCGTAGATTTTATTGCCACAGATATGGCAGATGCCTTTCCGATCATTAAACAACTCCATGCGTTCTTTTTTACTGATTGATCGACGAGTCACAGTTTCATCTCTGCTCGTTTGCTTGCCTCTGCCGAGTTCCATTCTTGAAACCTCATTCTAATCCACTCTAGTTTCACCTTTAGCAGATCAGCCTGTTTACGCAGTGCAACCATCTCTCGAACATAATCACGGTATTCAAGAGATGCTTTTACTTCCATTTCTCGGCGTCCAATAGGCACATCATTACCTAGTAAAGACATACGATAGGCTACCGTATGAGACTTGGTTTCTTCCATCAAGGAAGCAGCAGAGTGGGCGTCAACCCACTCCTTTGCCACCAAACGATATTGTTCCGACAATGGTTTATCAGACATTAGAAATCACCTTTAAGCATGAAGCTATCAAGCTGAACCTCGTATTGCTCAGTCAAAGCATCTCTCCAAGCCAAGGGCCATGTTGAGACTTCTTCAACAATAGACTTCTTGTACTCCTTAAGTTGATCCTTAGTTTGAGTTGCTCGGATAGCTGCTTCAACTTCTGACCAACGGTTTGGCTGATCTTTCTTCAACGAGTTAGATGATTTTGTTGACTGCGTCTGAGACTTTGGAAAGTTCCGTTCGACAGAAGCCTCGCCATCATCATCAACTGGTGGGATGCAGAACATAGCCATCAATGAGTATCTGCAACCGTAAGTAATTGCCGATCCTGCACCTTGAGCATCTCTCTTGCTAAGTGGAACATGAAGATGATTAACTAATGACTGACCATTAGTATGCCAGATCGTTGTCGTGATCTCGATGCACCCTTCAGGCGTAATCCTGCCCGGTGCTTGTGTAACGACTAGATTATTTGCCTGTAGAGCAGGACGCAGCGTATCAATGACAGCCTCTAGGCTTGCGTATCGATTCTTGTAATGCGGATTACTTGAATCACGCACAACTCCAGTTAGTGAACTCTGTACAAGGTATAATGCCTCAATTAGCTTGTTCTTCTCGTTCATTTGCTTCCTCCGTTTCTTTTTCAAAAAGTTTATCAAGCATAATGTTAATTTGCTCTATTTTCTCAAACAATTTTATTGCGAGGCTTTTTTTTGGATTAGTGGCATATCTTGTTGCTAAATCAGTAATTTCTGAAAGTTCGTTTACTAAATCGTTATATGTGATCATTTTTTACCTTTCTTTTATTGACTAAAAAATATTAGTTTACAAAAAAAGATTTGTAAAGTAGAAAAAATTACTGCAACAAAAAAACAGGAGATAGCGGTGAAATTTACAGATGCACTTCAAAACGTCATGGATATCCAACAAAGAGTAATGTTTCCTCATCAAGCCAAGAAGACCTCTATTGAAGCAGCTTTATCGGTTCATCCAAAGCTGACTGAGAAAGCAATCGAAGTGCTCGAATATGCTTATGATATGGGATACCAAGGCTTCACAGACATTGATCTAAGCAGACAGTTTGATTGTCAGACAAGCACCTATCGGAGTGTTAGATCGCGGCTCGAAGATTTGCATTTTATTGCGATGACAAATCGGACAGTAAGATATCCAGAGCGAGGCAATAACTGTTTCCATACCGTGTTTATTCATAAGGACTTTGTACGATGATTGAGAAAATAAAATCAGTTGCAGAAATTTTAGATAGCCTTGGGGGCAAAAAGGAAATAGCAAAATTAGTTGGAATTACTCTAACTTCTGTTAATCATTGGATATTGGTAAACAGAATTGGAATAAAAAACCGACCTAAAATACTTCAAATTGCTAAAGAAAAAAACATTAACCTTACAATGTTAGATGTAACTCCTTACCGCAAAAGAAAGAGGGTGGTTGAATTATCCAAAAAGTATCACGAACTAATACAGGATAAATCAAATGATCAACCAAATCAGGGAATTATGCCATGAAAATTGAAATTAAATCTGTTCGCGAACTTATCCAGCATCTCGGAAGCCAAACGGCTGTTGCTAAGAAAATTGGATTAACACAAGGTGCGGTTTCACAATGGGCGGTCACTGGTCGCATCATGCCAAGGCATTGGAAAGCAGTGATAAAGATTGCCGGAGAACTTGGCTTTGAACTTACGGCTGAAGATTTAATGCAAATCATGTTGCGTGAGCATCAAAATCGTGGTGTTATCTGAGCGTTCCTCCCAAGGATGAGTGCCACTAGGTCTGTACGCTTAGTGGCACTTTCCATCAGGTGATTAATGAAATTTTGGGTTTACTATCCACCATCAGCGAATCGTTTATACCGAGCGGTTCCTAATCGTGGAGTGATCAAATCAGCAGAATATCGGCAATACCTTTTAGAAAATACTTGGTTAATAAAAACACAAAAGGACAAGGGGCAGCCGATCAAGGGTGCTTACGAAATCCACTACTCAATACCAAGACCAGACAAAAGAAAAAGAGACATAGACAATCTTCTCAAGCCGTTGAATGATCTAATTGTAGACGCTGGGTGCGTGGAAGATGATAGTTTATGTCAAAAAATAACAGCAGAATGGAATGGAACAGGTAATGCAATTACAGTCACAATCACAGAATTCACTAGCATATCAGATTCATCTGGAAGCTAAGGCTCGCAAAGCACGGCTCTTTGACGCTTCACTGAATATTAAAATAGTTGAAAAGCCAAAATCATATATAGGGAATAAAGTTATACTAGAGACGCCATCACAGAAGCTAGAGCAACGCATCAGGGACATTCTATGGGTTGCGACACTGCCACCTACTGATGAAAACGAACAGGCGTTCTGGAAGTCTGCAAAGCCTTGGATGAAGGGTTGCGTTGTTCCACCAATTCCAAAGCGGATCATTGCCGAGTGCCTGATAAAGCATCGAATCAAATACATTCATGTTGCTTCCGAGTGTCGAAATTCTGAACTGGTAACTTGTCGTCAAGAAATTTGCTATCGGCTGAAAGAGGAAACATCATACAGTTTACCTCAGATCGGGCGGCTGCTTGGCGGTCGAGATCATACGACTGTTTTGTTTGCTATCAGACGGCATAAAGAGATTATGTTTGGTGGGCCAAAGACAAATCGAAATAAGAAAAATAGGCAAAGTAAGAGTGATGCAAATGAAAGTTCTTGATCTTTTTAGTGGGATCGGTGGCTTCAGTCTTGGATTAGAACGTGCCGGGATGGAAACTGTAGCATTCTGCGAAATTGATAAAAAGTGCCATAAGGTGTTGAAAAAGCACTGGCCTGATGTCCCAATATTTGATGATGTTTCGACATTAACAAAGGAAAAATTAGATGAACGATCAATCACAGTTGATGTTATTTGCGGTGGATTCCCATGCCAAGACCTCTCGGTTGCAGGAACAGGAAAAGGATTGGAAGGTTCCAGATCGGGTTTATGGTTTGAATACGGGAGAATTATTAGCGAACTACGACCAAGATACGTCATCGTGGAGAACGTCTCAGCACTCCTTAATAGAGGACTTGACCAAGTTCTCGGACAGTTGGCCGAGATCGGGTATGATGCGGAGTGGCATTGCATACCAGCTTCAGCCGTTGGTGCTCCTCACAGACGCGACAGGATCTGGATTGTGGCTTACCCCTCAAGCTGGAGATTCAAAGGCTTGCACTACGGGAACGCAGAAACAAAAAATGTTAACTCATCAAGTATTGATACCAACTCCGACAGCAAGCACTGGGGGAGCGAATCACAACTCTCCGACAACAGTGAGCGGAAAAAGATTCACGATGAATTTGGCAGGATTTGCTCAGAAATTCCCAACGCCAACAGTTCATGGAAATTACAATCGAAAAGGAGTGAGCAAAAAGAGTGGGGACGGATTAGCGACAATAGTCAAAAAATTTCCAACGCCATGTTCGAGAGATTGGAAGGACAACGGACGATCTCCAGCAGAATTAGCGAGGGACTCAACGACATTGGCAACAATCGCGGGTGGGAAGCTGAACCCGATGTGGGTCGAGTGGCTTATGGGGTTCCAAATAGGGTGGACAGACTTAAGCAACTCGGAAACGCAGTTGTCCCACAAATCCCAGAACTTATCGGACGAGCAATAGTGAATTACGAACAATCGCTTTTGTCATCTGTTGAAAAGGTATAATCTAAATGTTGAAGCCGCCCAGCTACCAACTGAACGGCTTCTTGTGACCACCGTGTGCGGCGATGGTCGATAGGCAGTTCATATATACTGCCAGTCGATCTCTGCCACAAGACAGGAGAGACGACGATGCAATGGTTTCGGTTTTATAACGAAGCATTAGACGATCCTAAAATTCAAAAACT